GACACGGAAGATCATGTTAGATGTGCTGTCTTTTGCGTCGATGTAGAGGTTATTGTCGGTAAAGTAAGTGAGTGCTGCGCCAGCGGTGGTAGCGTTCCATGTGCCGGAAGCATTAGGCCACAGCACGCTGCCGCCGTTCTTGATGTTAAGCGCCGGACCTCCTCCACCGTAACCGGAAGACAAGGAGGTTAGCCCGATCCCGACGTTGCCGCTGGCGTCGATGCGGGCCGCAAGATTGGATGCGTTGTTGACGTAGAAGTCGAAGCCCGCGCCGTTGCGGTTCACGAACTCATACTGCGTCGCGGTGCCGGGGCGCGTGTTAAGCTGCGTCGATGCGTGCGTGATGCTGCCACCGCTCACAACCAAGCGCGAGCTATCAGGGTTGCTCGTCGTCCCCACCAGCAGGTTGCCGCTGCTGTCGATGCGCATGGCTTCGGAAGACGAAAGCAGAAAACGGTGGGACAGCGCATCGTAAGCCGCGCCGAGGTAGGCATTTGCCGCAGGGTTGGTCGTAACCCACGTAGCTGTAGTCGTCGTGACTTCGAGGCGGCTGCGCGAACTGGAGCCAGAAACGTCGAGCCGCGCACTCGGCGACGTGGTGCCGATCCCGACGTTGCCGTTGCCATCCACGCGCATACGTTCGGTGCCGCCAGTGGTTAGCGCGATCTGGCCGTTATCCGTGAATGCGGCAGTGTAGAAGTCGATGCTGCTGCTGACAAATTGGTTCGCGCTCCCAGACATCGCTTGGATGCTTCGGATAAGCGAATTGCCAGTAGGAAAAGTGGTGCCGTTTGATACGCGGATATTGCCATTCACTTGAAGGGCAGAGCCCGGCGCAGTCTCGCCAATCCCGACGTTGCCCGCGCCCGTGATGCGCATGGCTTCTGTGCCATTGGTAAAGAGACGCAGCGGTCTGGTGCTAATTGTATTTAGAGTGAGGCCATTGGTAGTATCACTCGAAATTTGAGCGAAACGGTTGGCACCAGAGCCAAAATTGATTTGACCACCAGTGGAGCCGCGAATGTCAACTGCGGTATATCCCGTGTCATTAAAAGGCGAACTCGTCCCAATCCCGACGTTTGTGCCATCAAACACAAAGTTTGCGGAACCAGCCAAAGACCCGCTGTTATTATACTGGACCTGCGTGTTGCTGCCACCAATAGCAGGTGTCGCGCCCGTAGGGCCGGTAGCGCCAGTAGGACCAGTGGGGCCGGTAGCGCCGGTAGGACCGGTTGGACCAGCAATCCCGGTAGGACCAGTCGGGCCAAGCTGGGTGTACATGACCTGCTGAGCCGTGACGATAAGCGAAGGAATTGCGGGTCGGGTTGGGCTGGTACCAGCACTTTCGTGATGAAGTATAATGTTGGTGTCAGTTGCTCTCCAGTACAATTCAACATAGTCACCAGCTTGGAGCTCAAGCATATAGTTCCAAGCAGCGACAGTCTTAGCCTGAGCCGCGCTACCAGAAATGGTAACCTTAGTATTGGAGTCCGCGACATCTGTTCCGTTTTTGGCAAACCAAATGTCAACGACATCTGTTCCGCTACCGGATGCCCTGTCGATCTGGGCAGAGAACTCGATATTGTACACACCGCTATTTGCAAATGTGATGCGACTATTTGAAACAACGCTCACCCCATTGCTATCAGGGTCAGTGTTATTCAAAGTCATTGCATATGCAGTTGTCGTTGAGGCGATTGCCTGATCCTGAGTTGACCAGAACGAGCCCCAATAGCCCAGAGCGCCACCAGCACCGGTAGCTCCAGTCGGCCCAGTCGGCCCAGTCGGCCCAGTTAGGCCGGTAGAACCAGTGGGGCCAGTGGGGCCGGTAGCCCCAGTCAGACCAGTGGAACCGGTCGGGCCAGTCGCCCCCTGAATACCTTGAGCGCCTGTAGGGCCAGTCGGGCCAGCGCCGGTCGGGCCGATAGAGCCGGTAGGGCCGGTAGGGCCGACATTGCCTTGTGGGCCCTGAGCACCTGTGGGGCCAGTCGGACCGGCAACAGTCGAAGCGGCACCAGTCGGACCGGTTGGGCCTTGAACGCCTTGAGCACCAGTCGGACCAGTAGGGCCCACTACAGTCGAGGCAGCGCCGGTAGGCCCTGTCGGACCAGTTACACTAGCACCGGTAGGGCCAGTAGCGCCCTGAGCGCCATTGTTGCCGGTCGGACCAGTCGGGCCAGTAACGCCGGGACCGGTGACGCCCTGAGCGCCCTGCGGGCCAGTGGGGCCAGTCGGACCGGCATTGCCCGTCGAGCCAGTAGGACCGGTGGGGCCAGTGGGGCCGACAGCGCCGCCCGCACCTTGGTTACCAGTCGGGCCCGTGGGGCCAGTAGGACCAGTAGGACCAATCCCGCCCTGCGCGCCAGTCGGCCCGGTAGGCCCAGCCTGTAGGCCTGCAATGGCAGAAGCAGTGGTGCGGCGGGAGGTGCCCGCCTGAACGATCTCAAGCTGCTCGGTGCCATCCAGCGAGGTAGCGAGGGGAAGCTGTGGGATCGTTGTGTTGGACATCTTTACACACCCGTCTGTGGTATCTGATCAAAACCATATGGCAGGCCGATATTAGCCGTCACCATAAGAGTTGTGCCAGTCAAAAGCGCACCAGCCGGTATAGCCACATTCGTCTGGTAGGTAAATGCAGTCGCCGTGGTCACGGTAATACTATACGCGCCAGTAGCGTCAGGATTGCTCAGCCCCTCAACAACGATCTGATCATTGGTCGAGAGACCATGGGGCGTTGAAAAAGTAACGCTGATCTGATCGCTGCCGAGAGAGGACACGGACAGCGGATAGAGCCGCACCCTGTAATGCGTGGTGCCCTCAAGCGGCATTACCGCACTCTGATCAATGCCAGCAGGCTCCCCAATCGGCTGCGTCAGAAGGTTCTGTCCGTTCTGGGTGGACAAAGTTGTCGTGCCGGGGATCGGGATGCCTGTGATCGGATCAATCGTCGGAGGCTGTGTGATGGTCTGATAATTGGTTTCGGCCTGCGCAAAGTCTTGGGTGCGCGGCTGATCAATCGGAACAGGGTCGGCAGGCACCACAATAGCACGAAGCTGCTCTTGCGGAGTGTCCATACAGGTGTCGCAGACCAGAATTCGGACATTCTGTAGGGCCGCGCCGCGCCAATCATACTGCCAACTTAGGTCAACGCGATTGTAGCGGAACCCGCAGCGGTCACAGATAGCGTGTGCCTGCGGGTTCGTTGAGCTTGTTCTGGCCCTGCCAGAGATGGATGCATAAGCCACGGCTACGGCCTGTAATAGCCAGAGATGACCGGTGAGATGTATTGCTGCGCTGTTTCGACGTTCTGCGCCGCAGCAATCGCATAGGCCTCATCGGCCAGCGGCTTCAGCATCACGACCTTGTCCGGAGCCCAGATCAGAGCCAGACGCTGCGCCAGACCGAAGGCAAAGGCCTCCATAAAGTACACCGGCAGGCTCAAAGTCTGGCCATTGGTGAAGTTCGCGTCTTCAATCTGGGTGACCTGATAGAAGTCCAGCGAGGTCTGAGTGCCATCAGGGACCGGCCAGAGCGTCACGGTGCCAGACAGCAGACGATCCTGCCAATAGGTGGTCGGGAAGCCCTGCTGCTCTTTATTCGGGTAAGAAGCATACTCAGTGCGGCTGATCGGAAGGATCAGGCGGTCAATTGCATTACCAGCGCCATCTGTGGTCGAGATGTACGTGTCGAGCATGACGATGTTGTTGGCAGGGACATTGTAAGTCGCCTGCCCAGCAACAAGCGGGATGCTTTCCTTGGAGACCGTCCAGAGGTTGACGCCCTGACTGCTCCACCGCCCCAGAAGCAGGTTTGCCGCCATGCGGGCGGACTCCATGTGCTCCTGAATAATGGCGGTGTTGCGGATGCCGCAAAGATTAAAGGCGTAGAGCGTCAACTCGCCAAGCGAGGGATTGTAATTGTAAGTCCCGCTTGTGGTCATCGGATTAGTCCTTAGTCGCCAGCGCCCGTCTGCAACACGGTCATCACAACCGAGCCAGCACCGGTATTCTGCACCAGCTTAACGGCAGTGACGGGATAGTCCACATATGCCGCCAGCGTACCGGTTTTGGATGCCAGATCGGTGATGTTGTACCAAGTACCGCTCGAAGGAAGGTAGCCCGGAGCCAGCACATTATCCAGCGTGTACTGGACAGTGTAATTGACGGTGCCGGTCACCGCGCAGCCAATCGAGGTCTGGAACTGGGTGGCGAAGGTGTCGAGAGCGACGATGTCGCTGGTGACTGCACCACCACTGGCGTTAGAGGTCGAACGAGTAATGGGGTACATGGCTTAGTCCTTCCCTTTGCGGGCAACAGCCGCATTATCTACCAGATTGGGATAGGGCCTACCAGCGGCTCTAGCCCGCGCCTTGGCCTGCTGCACCTGCTTGTGGCCTAGGTGTTTTGTTTCATGCCCTTTAGGGAGGGCCTTGTCCCAGAATTCTTTTGCCATGTTAGCACTTAACGTCCCATCGTTTAAGGGCCAAATTGATCCGGCTGTTAGGATCGTGAGCGGTCTTAGCTGAAGTCAGCTTTTCCTTCATACCACACATCCGAGTCCGGAAGTTATCGCGCCGCTGCGCTGCCTCAGGGCTGCGCTTTGCCTCTTCGGCAGTGACCGGGCGCTTGATATCATGGCCCTGAGCGCGAAGCGAAGCGCGCCCCTTTTCATTCAGACCGCCCTTTTCGGACTGCCCTTCCTTACGCTGCCAAGCATCAGTCATACGGGTCTCCATGGCAAAACGGGGGCCGTTAAGCCCCCGTCCGCTTAGTCAAGAAAAAGCCAGAGGCTTATTCCATTTCCATGTCGAGCTTGCGGCCCTTCGGCGCAGTGCCGTGACGAGCCGAAGTGAACGGATTAGCGTCCGAGGTCGCACGGCCACCGCTCTTGCGGGGCTTACGGCCAGCATGGCACATCGCGTCCTTGCCCTTCACCTTACCACCGCTCTTACGCTTCTCGGCTTCGTCATTGACGTTGCTCTGATAGGTGTAACGGAGGTTCTTGCGGCCAAGGTCTTCGGCTGCCTGATTAACGCCACCAGTGGCGCGAGTCTTACGTCCCTTCATAGCGATATTCCTTTACGCCGTGAGGTTATTGGACTGGATGTAGGTGACGGTGAGAACACCGACCCCGTTACCCGTATTGGTAGAGGTTACCCTGACCTGAATATCGGTGGTGCCGACATCCCTCCAGTTCGCGATAGCCGCATCCACAGTGCCCGGATTGGCGCTAACGACACCCTTGGTGCCACCAGCGACAGCCCCCGCAGCAGTAAGCGCCGTAGCCGAAGCCGTGGTGCCAATGCCGAGAGTGCTGGCAGTGCCGGTCCAAGCAGTCGTCACCAGAAGGGTGATGCTGAGGATTTGGCTGCCAGCCGGGATCACGATGTCAGTCGTGAAGACACCAGCAGAGCCACCGTTAGTAGCCTGCGTGATGGCCTGCGACTGGGCCATGACAGCGAAACCGACATTAGCGATGCCGCTGCTGCCGCCTTCGCCAGCGAGGACACCGCTGCCATCGCTCTGGAGAACGTTGCCCGCCTTAATCGGTCCGGTAAAAGTAGTTTCTGCCATTTGCAGTCTCCTTTATGGATGCCCCTCCCCCGAAGGAGAGGGGCTACCGATTATTACGAAGTCGGGAACGAACCGAAGATCGAGCGCCAGTTGTAGTAGCCGAAGCTGTAACGCTCGTAGCCCTTAACCAGCAGGTTGTCGGTGACGAAGTCAACCTGCATGTCGGTTTCGAACTTCACGCGCTCCATGTACGACAGGCCGTCGATGTTGGTCAGCAGGAACCAAGCATAAGCCGAGGTCAGGAAGTCGTTGACCATGTAACCCTCAGGCAGACCGCCAGCGGTCGAGAGGATGGCGTTGACATCGTTGTCGGCAGTGCCCGGACGCAGTTCCGTCTTCGTCAGACGGATTGCGATGGGTTCAAGCTGCGGCGGGACGACCAGCTTACGGCCACGGGCGAAGACCTTCAGACCGGCCTGATCCTTGAAGTTCGTCCGGATCGAGATCATCCCGTTCAGCAACGTAGCTTCGTTAAGGTCAACGTCAGTCGTCGGCTTGTTGGCAACCGTACCACCGTCAATCGGGTGCGAAGTCGAGCACAGGGCCACGCCGTCGCCGCCAATGTTGGCGTTGTAGGTGGTGGCCGTGTTCAGGATGTTCGCGCCGTAGATTTCCTTGGTCTGCTGGAAGGACTCGATCAGACCGAGGTTCGACGGGTGGAACTGCGTCTTGTACAGGTTGTCATCAATGGCCTTGCGCGTGATGGCGTAGCCGAGCGCAATTTCATTGTGTTCCTGATTGTAGACGTAACGTTCACCAGCATTGTTGTCGAAGCTGGTCTGGCCACCTTCGGTCTTAAGCTGAGCGAGACCGAGGTACCGCATTTCGGCAGTACGTTCGAGCGCCAGCTTCGAGTCATGCTTGGTGAAAATCTTGTCGTACTGAGACGGGATCATCTCGTACTTGCCTTCAACCCCACGCAGGCCGGGGAGCAGAAGGTCCTTAATTGCTGAAAGATTAACAGCCATGGTCCCTTACTCCTTAAATGCCGGTCAGGGTCTTGGTGCTGACATTGTTGAACGCCACAACTGCATAGTTGTAAGCGCCAGCTTCAGTACCATTGGAACCCGGAGGCGAAGTGACAAGGCCGACAACCCTGAACGGCAGCGTAGCCGTAGTCGTCGGGGTCACGGTGATGTCGATAAAAGCACCCGAAACACCGCTCATGGTGTTGGGAGTGCCATAGGCGAACTGGACGTTAGCACCGATATCGGTGGCGGCCAGACCGGTCGAGGTCGATCCACCAACCTGAGCGAGGAACTTAGCGTTCGGATCGTTCACGTAGTAGACTTCAACCGTGTTACCCGAAGCAACGTCAGCAGCGCCCCAGAAGTTCGACCAAACGGTGCGCTTCTGAGAAACCGAGAGATACTTACAGCCCGCAAAGACACCAGCAAGCTGGGCAGTGCCGGGGGTAGTCGGATAGACAGAACCATCAGAATTCTGGAAAATGGGGTCACCAAAGTACATGGCAGCCGTGTTATGGGCGCAGAAACCTACAACCTGCTCATAAGTCGGAGCAGAACCGGTACCGCTGTACTGGCGAAAACCGAAAGGCGCAAAAGTATTCGCCATGACGGGTCTCCTTTGGGAAAGCCATCATCGCACACCGGGGCGACTAAGACTGAAAAGGTTAAAACCTCCACGCCGGGGGAGGCTGGAGGGCACAATGCCTACTTTTTCCAGTAATTGTCAACCGACAAATAAAAAGGGCGGCTATAAGCCGCCCCTTTCACCCTATTTACCTCAATCCGGAACCGGAATTGACTCGTAGGATTTCTTGACTTTGACCAGCGATTGGTCCTTATTCGTGCGCTCGAAGTGGCCGCTTTCAGACGAATTAAGCTGTGCTTCCTTCTGGCGGACCTGCATGCGGGCCTTGCGAAGTTCTGCGTTGCGGGCGTCTTCCGTAATTTCGAGCGGACGCTCCATCAGGATCATGCCCTTGCGCTCAATAAACGGATAATCACCGCCCATCGGCATGTAGGACGGGTGACGCGAGGTCGGCACCGGCTCCCAACCAGCGCGGGCCAGAGCGACCTGATAAGCCGGGTCTTCTGCGCCAAGCACCGTGCGGCGCTTCCATTCGTAAGACCAGCCCTCTGGAATGTCGGCAGGATCGACGTAAAATTCATCGACGCCATCATCCATGTCGCCATTGTGGTGATCGCGCAGTTCTGCCGCACGGCGCGCAGCACGGGCGCGAGGGTCTTCTTCGCGCATCGTGGGGCGCATTTCCGGTCGGCTGGGAGCGACAGGAGCCTTCTCGACAGGCTCAAAAGCCTCTTCGAGGGCATGTGCATTCTGCTCGTTCAGGGCTGCCGAAGTCGTGATCGACTCCTCGACAAGCTGCTTAACCTTGGGCGGACGGCCCCGCTTCTTGGGTGCATTAGTAGGCGTCATAGCAATATCTCCTTAATCAGTTCATTCGGCCTTCTTTTTTCAGGGCGAGTTTGTTGCGACCATACTCTTCCGGGGTCATCCCCATCATGCTGGCCATTTCGCGCTCTTCAGGAGTCAGAGTGACCCGGTTAGGGCGCGTCCCGGTTGCAGTGCCACTGCGTGAGACAGGGGCTGCCGGAGGGGCGGAGCGGCGCTGCACAGGCCTTGCCGCAGAAGACGAGGCGTCTTCATATCTGTCACGGCTGCGGATGCGGAGCGTGTCCTCAATCGACGCAAAATAATCGTCGGTGTCGGGATCAATCCCATCAGCAACAGCGAGGTTATGAGCGGCCAACATCTTCTGGTAGAGGCGATTGTCGGTCGCAAACTGCGGATTGCGGCGTACCCAATCAGCCGAGCGCGGCGAAAGCTGCGAAGCGAGGGCCTCGACAGGATCAGCCGTGTACGGGCGCGGAGCTTCGCCACGGGGGGCGTTTTCCAGAGCCTGCTTGCCCTGCTCAAGCTGAAGCAGCTTGGCAGCGTTTGACGACATCTCAGCCTGAATTTCGGCAGCGATGTCATAGTCACCAGCGGCCATCGCATCGCGATAGTTGGCCTTCAGGATCGAGTTGGTCTGATTGACCGTTTCAATGGCATTTGTGACGAGGTGCAGGTTATTGTCCTGCATCTCGACCTGCGCCTGATAGGCAGTCTGGGTGGCCTCATTAGCGCGGCGCTCAGCTTCTGCGCGGGCCTGACGCTCACGCTCAAGCTGCTCCTTGAGGGTCTCAAGACTGTTTTCGATAGGATCGTCGTTCTTCGCGACCTCCTCAGCCTTCTCGACAACTACCGTCTCCTCGACGGGAGCGTCATCGGTCAGTTCGATCTCGATAGGATCATCGTTCTTGTCATCGATATTCATAGGTACCTCCTTACCAAACCATGTCGGGGTGCGGAATGCTGCCGCGAATGTTGGTATCCTTCAATGCGCGGCACAGAACGCCATTCACAGTCTGACTCCAGCCGTCAGACGGGCGATAAACGACCCAGTCATGCAGCTTGACGTTGACGCCACGGAACCAGTTGCCGTTCGGATCGTCAAAGGCCTCAGGGCCCATTTTCACGACCAAACCGACCTTGCTCTGGTGGCGGTCTTCGTCACGGTGACTATCGGGCAGGTAAATGCCGCTCTTGGTCTTCTCAGGGCGAATATAGACAGCAACAACTACTTCATTGTGGAAGACGTTATAGTCATCGATGTCGCCAAGAGCGTCAAGCAGCGTCTTCTTGGGGTCTACATCATGGGTCATATTCATATGTGGCATCAATAGGTCTCCATATTATCGCTTCGACAAAGTAGTATTGACCTCTTCGCACAGGTCGAAAACTGAGCGAAGGGCTAGGATTTTACCAACTTGGTGCTTGTATTCAGCGTAATCAACAACCGCAGCAGGGTTCGTCAGATTTTCTGATAGCCGAATAATCTCGGCCTCAAGGAGCTTGCGAAGCTCGAACTCGAACATGTTGTTAAAATTCATAGGTAACTCATAGAATAAAATCGGTGGGCGGTACGAGAAAGGGAGGGGTTCCCGTACCGCCCTTGGGTATTACCTCTTGTGCTTCTGTATCTCCGTCTTTTCCAGACGACCAAGGCCGCTACCGGCACCAGCATCCATGTCCTTATAGGAACGATAGGTGCGGCCACCAGCCTTGCGCGGCATCGGGGCAGGCATCGGGCCAGCGCCTCCCATGGGAGGCATAGGCATCGGAGGCGGCCCACCAGCAGGCATCGGCGGAGCGCCAGCGCCCTGAGGCGGGATGGCGATTGGGATGCCAGCGGGACGAGGCGGAATACCACCCGGCATCTGACCGTCCTGCGGCTGCCCCCTGCCAGTCGAAATGACGATGTTGATGTTGGTCTTGCCCTTGCCGCCCTTCTTTGCGCGGCCACCGCTGTTCATTTCGAGGCCAGCAAGGCTGCCGCCATCGCGCTTGGCGATACGACCACCCTTCGGACGGGTGCCCTGATATTCGCCATCCAAAGCCAGACCACCATGCTTCTTGCCGGTCAGCGCGCCCTTCTTGACCATCTTACCGATCAGAGCACGATCTTCCCGCTCGTCCATGTGGGCCTTGCCGCCGCTCTTGCGCGGAGGGCGCGGAGTACGCAGCATGCGCGCTTCTTCCGATGCCTCAAGGGCCTGCATGCGGTTGCCGCGATCAATGGCATCAGCGTCACGCTGGGCCTGAGCGCGGGCGGCGGCAGCCTGACGGGCAGCTTCCGCCTTGGCAGCGGCGGCCTTAAACTCAGGCGTAGTGCTGTTAATCTTGGCGTTGCCCGACTTGGTTGGATCAAGCTGGAAGCCGCCGCCGCTCTGCTTCTTGGCGCGCCCACCCGACTTAAAAACGTTGCCGCTACCGGGCAATGAAGCGTACTGCCCGCCACCGTAGCCGCCACCGTAGCCGCCACCCATGACTGCGCTACCCGGCAATGATGTGTTCTGCGCGTCACCATAACTGAGGCCCATGGCTCCGCCGCCCATGTCTCCACCGCCCATGGCTCCGCCGAAAAACTTCTTGGCGCGGCCACCCTTCTTCAGCGCGGTAGCGCGCTTCGGGTTCGGATTGTTCTTCATGCCATAGAGATCACCACCCATGGCATCCAGCGGGCCACCCGTGTTTTTATTGGCACGACCACCCGTCTTCAGGCCACCAACGTGCTTGACGCCTTCACGGGCCTCATTGGCGTCCTTGTAATTGCGATTAACCAGAGCATCGACGGTCAGGTGCTTAGGCTTGCTGCGGGCCTTCTTGCCTGCATGCTTGACCGCATCCTTGCCTTCGCTGGCGACAACCTTGCCGCCCTTCTTGTAAGCGCGGCGCGAGATCGGGCGCATACCCGTCTTCACATTAGCATTAAGAACTTCTTCGGGACCGTAGTCAGAAGCGTCCACCTTGCCGCTTTCACCCTTGGTGATGCGATGAATTTTTGCCCGCATAGCGCGGCGGGCTTGCCTTGAAAGTTCCGACATACAGTCTCCTGTCTTACCGAGTTACCGGCGAATACGCGCCGAAAAGCGTGACGCGCAGCGACACTACTTCTTTTTACTGCCCTTAGCAATCATCAAGGCCCTGCGGACTGCGCCGCCCTTCTTAAATCCGTACTTGGGCTGGTTCTCCATGCCCATCATGACGCTGTCCAAGAAACGCTGATTGATCGGCTGGACCTGCTTCTGCTCCTCAAACAGCTTGCGGGCAGTGGCACGGCCCAGAGTGTCTTCAGAGTAAGGGTGAACGATCTGACCAGCCTTGGTTGGCTTCGACACCATCTCTTCGATGACATCGGGAGCCGCATAGTGGCGCTGCACCAGTGGCACATCCATGACATACTCACCGCTGGTGTAAGTCGGATAGGTCGAGTGCTCGAATGCGCGCTCAGCCCCCGGCAGCTTTTCCGAAGACAGTTTGACGATCCGGTGGCCAATCTTGTTACCGCCGACGCCCTTAAGGTCAGGATCGGTAATGGCAGCACGGGTCACGCCGACCTCAGGGAAGCCCTTCTTGAGCCAGTCCGCCTTGTCCATGAACTTAACGATCATGGTGCGGTGAGTGCCAGTCAGGTTGCCTGCTTCGGGACGAGCGAATTCGCTGGCCTCCTTGGCGTTCTCCAGACCCGGCCACGCCTTCAAAGCATCGAGATGAGCCTTAAGCTTCCTCGGCTCCTTCTTGATGCTGGCCTCAAGGTGGTCGCCGCGCTTCAGGGCAGCATCGAACTCCCGCAGGTGCTTCTTGTCGATCCCGGCATTCGGGATTTGCGCCATGAGCGCGTCGAACATGTTGTGCGAGGAATTAACGGCTGACGGGCCCATTGGCGAAAATGCGCCAAAGACCTCATGCCCCGCCTCTTCCGCAGCCCGGATTTTGTTCTCAAACGCGGTCGAGTGACCGGGAGCATTGCCCCAAACATACTTGGGATTGGGCTCAAGCATGAACTTGGTGCCTGCATGCAGGTCCACCGGCCACGCCAGTTCCTTGTCGTTAATGTGCGTCAGGCGTCCGAAGTTGGACAGATCGCCGCCCATGTTGATGAAAACGCCGCCCTTGCCGCGCTGATAGAAGTCCTCCCACGACTTCTTCTCCGGCTTCTTCATCGAGATGCCGGGGATGTCGCCAATGGTGGCCTTTACGTCCTTGGCAGGCAGCGACTGCTTGATGTTGTACAGGCTGCCAACGCCTGTCTCCATGCCGACAGGCGACTTGTACGAGGCAGCGAACTTCAGCGCCTTTTGGACGCTTGCAGGGTCCTCGCTGAGCGGGCTGTGGATGCGCTTGAGGTGCTGCATGTACTGCTTGAAGCGAGGCGTATCGATCTCGCCGCCATCAGCGTAGCCCTCAACCTCACCACCCTGAGCGTAGGCCGGGAAGCCCTTCTTCAGGATGCTTTCGCGCATCTTGGGGGTGATGCGGATGGCGTGGAGAGTCGTTTTCGCAAACGGCTTTTCGCTCCTGACGCCGCTGGTAACAGTGCCTTCTTCTTCGGGCTCCCAATCATAAAAATTGGAGTTACTTGCGTTAGAATGCGAAACCACCGACTGCGACAATGTGGCCTCAGGATCATGCATCTTCGCAAGCCGCAGCGCCCGCTTGGGGATCATGCGGTCATACATCTCAAACGGCCACTTTTCTCCCATTTGGAGATCGACACCGGATAGTTTGCGCCAATCTCTGTAGGGAGATGTGTACCGACCCATTACAACGTGATCACCATAAGCTTCCCTATAGGCACGCTTGATCGGCTCGTATTCTTCAAGAATTCCTTGATGACGAGCATGAGTAGACGGATTTTGCGTAATCGACTCTCGGACGATATCGCGGGTCATATCGCGGGCCATCTGCTCTTCGTCTTGCGAGTATTCGGCTCCGAGTTTGCGCTCATGCCAAAGACCCATGCGGCGGGCGACATCATTGTCGATAAGACGCTCTATAAATTCAGAATGGGCCTGCTTGGCGTCCTCAAAGCGTTTTTGAGCCTCTTCCCCAGAAATCCCTTCTCCAGCGACAATCCGCTCGGCAACGCCTTTGCCAAAGTGATCGACTAGCTTCTCTGTCTCAATATCTTCTTGATCAAAAATATTACTGCCGCTCTTGTCGGTCACGACAATGTTATGGGTGCCGTCTTCGTTTTTCTCATGGAAAATGTCTTGGACATGCTTGGCCAAATTGTACCGATCAACAATGGTGCTGCCCGGTGACCAAGCCAGCTTGTCGTGCCCCTGCTGCACCGCTTCGCGCAAAGCGCGCTTCAGGCCCAGATCAACCCAATCTTCGGTCTTGGTGACGTAAGGCGCTTCACTGATGCCCTCTTCGGGGGCAAAGCCACGCCTGCGCCCCTGCTGCGCCCAGTCGCTCTGAAGCTCATCAAGGTGCAGGACCTTCTCGCCCTCTTCGTCCTGACGGTCTTTGACCATAAGGCTGGCCAAAACGTCTGGCTCACCGCCAAAGTGAACAGGCACACCCTTGAACATGTCACCGTTGCCATGCTTGAGCAGGATTTCGCGATAGTTCTCACCGCCCGGAAGAGTGAGCCCCTCATGGTGCGGAAAGCCCTGCCACGCATTGCGCCGCTCAGCAGCATGGCGGACGCTCATCTCGCGCCTTCTGGCATTGACAGTCGCCGGGTCCATGCCCTGATCACGCTCATCCCAGAACTGCTGACGTTCCAGATAGTGCTTGTCGCTAAGCTCCCTTACGCTAGGCTCGTTATCCTTACGGTAACGGAACACCTTCTCCTGAATTGGAGGGATCATCGAGTCTAGATGCTTGGCGATTTCATCGCGGGTTACCTCTGGCTCATTGCCAAAGGCGTAATCATACTCACCCCAGTGCAATTCTGACGGCTTCACGCCCTTGTTGAGCAGCATGCCACGGAACTGCTCAGGAGTTCCCCGCTCCTGAGGCAGCCCGGCGGCAGTCACCGCAGCGTGACTGTAAAGGCCCAAATTATTCGGTTGGGCGTAGGGGTTTTCGTCTTCGACTTCGCCCCCAGCGGCGTAACGATCAGCGCCTGATCCATCTAGGCGATGGAAGATTTCACCAATCCAGTGCTCATGCGGCATAATGGCCCCGCCAGAAGCGGCGTGGCGCATGGAACGCATGACATCTTCATGGGTCGTCTCATCGCCGCCAGCCTGATCCCAAACGGCATGGTGTGCCAGATGCTGGTAATATGGAGAAAGGCGATCAGGAAGCTCCAAGCCCATAGCCTCTTGGCGCGCAGTCAGGCGGTTGACAGCCTCAACACCGCCAGCACCGCCCTTGCGGGACAAAAACCGTGTCGCCTCCTTGGTAGGGCGACCGGTGTGAAGGATAATTTGCCGTGCATCGAGTGTGGGCTGGTCGCCGCGCCCCAGCAAAGAGGCATAGAAGCCAGACTTAGACGGCCCAATACCGCGAATACCGCTGGTAAAGTCGCGCCATTCCGCAGGATGGCTTGCCTTCAAGCGGCCAGCATGAATAAGCTCAGAAACCCTGCTTTCGTTGCCCGGAAGATGAACTGCAGCCCACGACAGCGCATCAGGAATATCTTTTTCATGCTTGCCGAAGGGTGCCATGACGCGAACGGCGTCTTCAATCGCCGCATGGTGTACCTGTCCCTTTTCGGCAGCGTCAAGATAGGCTTGACCAGCAGGGGAATGCAGCCATTCACCAAAAGCGCCTTCTGGGCGGATCATTTCATCATGGAAATCATGCAAAGGTAGCCCAGCTTGGCGCACCTTATCCGTCTTTGCGGCCCTGCGCTGAATGCTGGAGCGCGTGATTGTGTACGCCTTGATGAGATCACGAGGTGTAAGGCCCTGATCAGATGCCTTGCGCGCAATCTCGTCCATAAAGTCGCCAAACTTGAGCACATGCGATGGGATTTCCCGCATATACCCAAGGTCAGATTGGACATCCTCTAGCGGTCGCCAGTTCCATTCGGAGATGTGCGATGTTTCCGGGTCACGATAAGGCTCAACATCACCCCCGGCAGCATACTGGCGCGGCATCGGCACCCCAAATGCTTCATGCATAGCCGGGGAGTGCTCAGGAACCACTACTTCAGGCGCAGGCATGCCCAAATCAGGCAGAGGAACACGCGCAAACTTAGGATCAACGAAGGCAGCGACGGACCTTGCAGCCATAATGGCCTTACGGATGGCCTTCGGGTCCCTCATGGCACCTATTCCTCTTCAAATTTGCGCTCAGACGGCCCAATCAGTGGCTGGAGCTGCTGCTCCGCTTCCGGATGCATGACAATATCACGCGCAAGGTTCAACATCGCAATACGCTCGCGACTCTGACGGTCAAGATCGCGGTTTTCATCGTCTGCCATGCGCTCCTGATGCCGAATTCCGACCTCACCAGCCTTGGTTTGGGCGTTCATCAGGTCCGCCTGCGCCTTAATCAGTGCCGCCTGACCCTGCTGCGGGTCCAAACCACCGCCCTGAACAGGCTGCTTGGGCGCAAAGGCCCCAGACTGGATTTTAGCCATCGTTTCGGCCTCACGGGCCTTGGCCTCAATCATCCGCGCATCAGCAGTCTTGGTGTCGTTCTGCATTTTGGCGATTGCCTGCATCATTTCAGGCGGCGGGTTCTTCTGAGCCTGCGGCGGAGCCATGAACTGCGCCGGGTTCGACCAGCCAATGGCCTGCAAAGCAGCCGTATCAATGGCAATCGGGTCATACATCGACGGGTTAGCAGCCTGAAGCTGCTTCAACGCCGTAATCTTCATCACGCGCTGGGCATGCGAAGACGTATTCGGGTCTGCCTGAGGCACCAGATCATAGTCTTCCAGCGCCTGAAGAAACGTCTGATGGTCCCAATAGTAGCTGGGCTTGGCGTTACGCTGCCAGAAGCTCTCCGGATGCTGCCGGAAGCAGTCGCAAAGCAGCTTGAACTCTTCAGCCTGCGCCGCATGCAGCCGCTTGTGGACCGAATTCTCGATCTTGGTCGCCTGCTCGATCATCGCCAGCGTGGTTCCGACCGGTGCATCAGCACGGCCCTCACCAACCTGCAATTCAGACGTACCGCCAACACGCATGCCGGTCTGCGCCATGTTGTCCACCAACTGCATCAGCGCGGGGCTAGGCGGCTGGTACGGCAATGGCATGATTGCCTGACTGATCGGCATGCCGCCAGTCTTTACCAGCGCGCCGCCCCCCGGCGGAACACGGAAGATGTTGGTGTTCTGACGCGCACCAGTGTCAGCCATGAGGAAGCCGGGGAAGTTTGAGTACATCCCAGCGTCCAGAAGCTCACGCCAAGCAGCAGTAATGGCGTTCGTGGTATTTCCAAGAATGTGCAGCAGGCCGATATCGTAAAAGCCAAAGCCCGGAACGTAGGTATACTTGACGAACACCTTCTTCGCGACCGGCAGGTCAGCGACCTCTTCGTCATAGTTACGGACAATTGACAGAATTTCCTTCGAGGAAACGTCAATAGTCACCCGGTACGGAATTTCGAGGCCGGTGATCTTGCCCTTATGCTCGTGCTCGAAGCCCTTGATGTCGAGTTCGCAGTAGCATTCGTAGATTTCGCGGTCGCGATCCAGCGGGTTGGTGCTCTCAGCCGCGATGCCCTGCTGCGCCTTCTCCTCGCGCTGCAACGGATCGAGCCTGCGCGCCATGGCAGTGCCCAGTTCAACGTCCCGATACACGCCCAAAATCTGCATGCGCTTCACCACCGAAGGCCGCATCATGATGCGGTGGGTGATGCGCTTGGCATTCGACAAGTCAGTGGCGTCATTGTTGACGATCAGGTCGTCAGCATCCACTGTCTCCGAGACAGGCCGGTTACGCAGCGGGCAGTAATAGACCTTCTTGAAGGCTGTACCACCAAAGCCCAGCATCAGCAGCATGCGGTCGGTGTCCGGATAATACTCAGACGCCGTCGAAGTCAGGTAATGGTTGAGATCGCGCTCCAGAGCGTTCGCAATCTGGTCTTCCTCAAGCGTGGCGGTGTTGTCGTCGTTGCGGATTTTCACCGGGCCATCGGTCGGCAGCAGTTCAGAACGGCAATTGGCCTGAAAACGCAGCACAGCCTCAAGCAGAAGCGGGTGGCGCACCTTCGACATGCCCTCAACCGGCGCACCATCAGTCGCACCCTGAAGCGAAGGCACCTCAATCTTCAGGCCAAGCAGCTTCACGCCCTGTGCGCGGTTCTCGATCCAGTCCTTACGCGAGATCAGGTCATCATCGATGCCGCGCATGAGTTCGCCAGAGATGCGCGAGAGTTCGTCTGCGTCGATCTTATCGACCAGATTGTCCCACCAGTCGTCGCCATCGCTACCATTATCAGCCCGCTCAAGCGGATTGTCGTCCAAAGACACCGTGATCGAGCCATCAGCATGCTCAATCGAGAGCAAATTGCCCTCTTCATCCCGCTCCTCGCGGTCCTCCGGCTCCTCAAAGTCGATGTGGATCGGTTCAAGGTCAATCGCGCCAGCCTCAGGACCGGGCTGGCGGATGTTCATCGGAGCGAGGCCGGGTTGCGTAGCCATTAGTCGTCCTTCATCTCAGCATCACGCAGGCACTCCATCTCCTCTACAAAGAGTCGAAGGCCTTCTTGGGCGGCAGAATTATCATCCTTTGCCCCCAATGTATAGGTTCGCTCATGGTCAAAGGGCTTCACGCCCCAAACCCTTACTGCGAATTGGCGTTGGCCCAGATCATCCACAGTACAAGAAGCAAGAATACGATCTTCATGGCTCATTTTCCCCTCCATTACGCAGGATAAAGTGGGGCATCCTGCTTGCCCGGATAAATCTTCTGGCGATCAATCTCATGAATGCGCTCAGCAGAGCGCGTCAGCAAGCCAATATCGCGCAAATGACGAATGCTCATCGACACAGTATCAACCAAGTCATCATGCTTCCCCTTAGGGAACTGCCCAACTTGGGTAATAACTTCTTCAGCCCACTGCTTGTCAGGAGCGTAAACCATCTTCTCAGCAAACAAATGCTGCACAGAATAGAGCCGCGCCAGCTTGTCCATACTCTTAGGGTCAGACAACTGCACAGCAAAGCCCTCATAGCCGTACAGACGCCTAAGCTCCTGCGACACAGAAATACCTGCGGCCTTATTCTCAACCAGCAGCTTATCAACCTTACAGGCCTTGCAGGTCTTGGCCACCTTCTCCACCAGATCGTGGAACTCCAGTCGCTCCTGCCACGCATGCATCAGCATCAACTTAGGCGCAAACTCACTATACGTCCGGTCGTAATAAATCGGACGGCCATCAGCATCCAAAATGCGATTAGCCACCGAAGTGGCGTCAGTCGTAAACACACCCCAGACAGTCAAAGCCGAATAGTCATTGTTGGTCTTAGTCGTGTACGCCGTATCAAGACTGGCCACGATGTAATCCATGGGCGGAAACGACCGCTCCTCCCACAATTGCCACCACTCACGCTTAATAACACCGCCACCAGCAGGCTCCGGGCGCTGCTGCAACTGCCCAGCAGCCATAAATGGCCCAAGAGCGCGCTCAAGCTTAGCAACCTCTTCTTCACCAAACCGATCAGGCCACAGCAATTCACCATCCTTGGTGCGCGGGTCCTCCCAGCCAATGTTGGTCACAAACGACCGTTCAGGCTCAAAACGCATCGGCAGACACAAATGCGTCCACCCATCCGCCTCCTTCTCCAGAATATGACCCGTCAAGTCATCCTCAGCCAGCCGCTGCTGAATGATGATATACGCGCCCGTCTTCATGTCATTCAAACGGGTGCTCATCGTCCCGTCCCACCACTCCTTGGTGGCCTCAATGCTGGCCTCTGAGAACGCCTCAGACGCCGAGTTAGGGTCGTCGCAGATAATGATCGAGCCACCCTCGCCCGTAACAGCCGCGCCAACAGAGGTAATCAGGCGCTCACCGCCCTGATCATTCGAGAAACGGCTCTTGGTGTTCTGGTCAGAGTTCAGGCTATACCGCTCACCCCACAGGCCCTGATACCAAGGGCTCTCAATCAATCGGCGGCACTTCACACTATCACGCAGCACTAGCTGGTTGGCATAAGACGCCATCAGAAACTGCACACCCGGGCCACTTGTCGGGCTGCGATGCTGCTGCGCCCACACCCACGCCGGAAACGCCACAGACGTAATCGTAGACTTACCATGGCGAGGCGGAATGTTAATGATCAGCCGCTTGATGTCGCCATCACACACCGCCTGCAAGTGCTCGGCCACAGCCTCAATCGGCCAGCCATCCTTCCAAGGGCTGGCGTCAATGTACTTCCACGCATTCGCCAAAAACAGATACAGGCTCTCTTCGCAATCCGCCCGGTCCAACGCCTGCAACTGGCGCTCAAGATCAAGCTGGGAGATGTCGAAGTCGATCATCCCACCAAGTCCTCAAACATCTGCTGCAAATACTCATGGCTCTGCTGCTTGGCCCCAATAAACCGCTCACAGTCCTGCGGGCACTCCAGCCGCTCACCACAAGTGCAGCGCATCCAGCCCAGCGGCACCACAGCCTCCATGTACTCCTTGGCCCGCTCAGTCACCGCCAACCACCTTATAATCGCCATCAATCTGCACAGGCCCCGGCTGCTGGGCCAGCTTCATCGCGCTCGTCAAAATCTCACGCAGCGCATCACGCTGCTCCGGATTAAGCAACGTAGGATCAATCGTCTTCGTCTGATGATCAATCTGCAACGGCTTCCCATCAGGGCCAGTAAGCTCAACCGCCTTCTTATCCCGGTACGCCTCCCCACCAAGCTTACCCAGCAAGAAAATACCCGCCTGCACCGTCCCCTTATGCCTCGGATCACGCGCAATGTTATAAAGATTGGCCTGAATGTCATTCATCATGACAGCCTGCGCAGACTCCAACTCCTCCTCATAATGGCTCCGCAGCGTAGCAATGCTAATCCCAATGACCTTCGCAATCGCCTCCTGCGACAGCCCAAGCCCCGCCGCATACATCACACCCTGCCTGCTCTTCGCTGTCGGAACATGGCTGCCGCTGCTAATCGTCCGCCCGCGATCCGCCAAAAGCGCCCGAAAAGGCGAAACCGTATACTCCGGCCCATCCTCAGTCGCATCAGCCACAGGCAAAGTAATTACCTCACGGCCCGTCTCCAACTTCTCCGGCGTGTCATTAATCGGCTCCGCACCCTCAGGCAGCGGATCATGAGCCTTGCGCTTGGCCAACTTGGCCTTCTTACGCACCATTACTGTCGTGGGACGCTTGGCCATCAATAATACCCAAATCAGATAAGATCAGGCCAATCTAATCAATCCGGCCATCTTGGGCAAGGTATGTGTGATGGTGCGCCGCAAGCCACCGTCACAGCAAGCTCCATCCTTTTCCCGAGTACCCCCCCGGGTCTTTTTTTAGCAAGAGGGGGGTGGGGGTCTTCCGGGGGCCAGATCGCCCGCCAGAAAAAAGGCGGTCCGCCAGTGAGAGCGAACCGCCTTAATCAGCAAGGAGCAAACTTGTTGACCCACCCGCCCTAGCGGCTCTCGCGCTTCTACGCAAGTCCGTTGGTCCTTGAGCACGTTTTTTTGTGGGTTGTTGGGGGTTGGCAGAATGTAACCCCCATATGGTACCAAAACCTACAGAAAAGGGGGTATAGGGTATTCTTCTTTCAGGTAAAAAAGTCTTACACCACAGGATAGCAGACTGTCTTCGACAGGCGTCTTGTTTTCTGGTCAGCCTGTCGGCTGACGGGCGCGGGCGCGGAGCGCCCGGTGGGCGCGGGGCGCGAGGGCGCGTCGGCATTTAACATAATGTCGAGCGCGCCCGTGGGCGGTCAGTGCATCGCGCCCTGCTGCTCCCATGCCTGCTGGCTGCACAGTTGGCGGTAGGCGCGCTCGGTGCCGCTGTTGTACTGCTCGACGGTCAGCGCGGTAACATCAGTGTCGGCATGCTCGAAGCGGTGCTTGTCGCAGTCGGCCAGCACGGCCTCGGCCCATGTGGGATAGGTGGCGACTACTGCGATGGCGATGCCGTGGCTGCGGGCGATGACGTTATACATAAGGTGTGCTCCTTGTTGACACCCAACACTTAGGGCACCTCGCCCTACAGGTCAATGCGGAAAATTCGATCAAAAGAAAATTATTGATCAGTTTTTCCCATGTACGATTTCTCTTGCTAGGGCGACATGCCCTAGTTATAAGGGGGCATCAACCAAGCAAGGAGCCGCACATGACCAAGACCGAACTAAAGCACAGCGCGCAGGACCGGCTGCTGGGCTTCATGGCCGAGGCCGTCTACCGCGCCGAAGATGAAGGCGACAAGGAGATGGCCGCAGAGCTGCTGCGTCAAGCGCGCCGCGCCATGACCATGTTCGGCGTGGTCAGCTATCCCGGCCTTGAAGCCCCCAACGCATAAGGAGCACACGACATGATCACGCCCCTATTAAACATCAACGGCAGCAGCGCCGACGTTCTCATCAATCCGCGCCTAGCCGCCATGGACCACCTGATGGATGCCATTGAGGCCTTGTCGCAGGCAGTGCCAAACGGGCGCGACTATCCCGGCAACAGTACCGCCTGCCTTGCCGACCGCGAGGAACACTATGACCGCATCAAGGCCATCAAGGCCTTGCGAGAGGCCATCTATGCCGAGGCCATCGCCATCAAGGAGCAGCAAGCATGATCGACTACAGCCACCTCAACGCCCTCGAATTAGGCCTGTCGCATGAGCGCGAGCGCCTGCGCCTCGCCCGCAGCCAGCAAGAGATCGCATACCGCGAAATCTGGGTGCGCCAGTATGAACGCGAGATCGCCAGCGAGCGCGAGCTGCTCGGCCTCCCGCCCGAAGGCGATGCGCCCATGACCCTCGATGAAATCTTGGCCGAGCTTGAGGGGCCGCTGGCCTGATCGGATAAGGCGATCATCCTTCACCGGGTGATCGCTTTTTCCCTCTTGCATGTTAGGGCATCTCGCCCTATCTACAGATCACCAACAAGGAGAAAACGACATGAGGCCCAACGCAGCATACGGATCAGATATCGTCATCATCAAAGAGGCGGTCGGCTGGTCTGTCTGGTCACAGAACGACATCATCGCCAACGTCACCCGCGAGGGGCTCGACCTGCTCGTCTACGGAGCGGTCAGCAAGGGGCTGTCGGTTTACAATGAGGATACAGAGCAATGGCTTGCAGGCACCCTCGCCCAACTCGACCCTACCCAAGAGGTACCATAATACCGCAAACGCACGAATTTCATTTCTAAAACGGGACACATTGTCACGTTTTAGCAGACCACCGAAACGCAAATTACCTATTCAATCACAATCAGTTAAGGAGCAAAAACATGATCACCGTAATCTCGAACAAGACCAACCTGTGCGACATCGACCAACTGGGCGAGATCAAGGCGCAGATCGCGGACCTTCAGGCGGTCGCTGACAAGCTTGCCAAGGGCATCAAGGAACTGGGCGCGGGCAAGCATGAGGGCGACCTGTTCAGCGCCACTGTGAGCGTGGTTGATGAGCGTTGGTCGGCAGACCCGAAGGCTATCAGCGCCAAGCTCAAGGAACTGATGGGCGAGACTGCCTTCGACCGGTTCTGCGCAGCCAACCAGAAGAAGACCGCTGGCTACACCAGCCTCACCCTCGCAGCGCGTAATTGATGGAGGACATCATGACCCTAGGTGAACGGTTCTACGTCCTGAAATTGGTCCGCGACATCCTGTCGCGTGGTTACAGCATCAGCGTGAATGATGGTGAGGAATGGACTCTCAGCCGCAACCGTCATGAGGATCAGATCATGGCTGCGCTTGGCACCACAGAGATGGACACCATCATGTTCCGGGATGATCTGGATGACAAGATCATGGGCAGGTTCATGCTGATCTACGGCAATGACCCTGACGGCAGCGAGGTGGTTGCGGATCACACGGACAACCGCATGTGCAACAACATATGGCGCGAGGTCTTTGGCTGGCCGAAGGAAGATCAATTGGAGATCGAGCTATGAGCACTGTGCATGCGCTGATCGTGGTGTGTGAGATCGTCTTGCTGGTGGGCTTGTCGATCTTCATTTACCGGACCATCCGGGAAGCCATCAGGATTTACCGGGACATGTATGACGAGGAATGAGTATAGGGCCCTGATCAGGCGTTTGGGGCTGAGGCAAGTAGACGTAGCATGGATTGCCGGGGTGTCGGGACGGCAGGCGAAACGCTGGTCAAGCGGAGCCTGTCCTGTCCCGCGCTCCGTTTTTTTGTTGCTGCGGGCGCTGGAGGATGGTCGCCTTCACCCGTACTGGTTCAGGCGCAACATCCCTGAGCCGATCCCTTACAGCGACAGCGAGAGGCCCTAAAAGGGGATCTCATCGTCCAGCGGATCGCGCAGCGGATCATCCAACGACAGTCCGGTGTCCCAAATATCGTCCAGAACGTCCCCTACAGAGCGTTTCTGGACCTCGACCACCTCCGCCCCCGGAAACAGCTCCTTTGCCTCTCCTACGGGGCTCTGAGCGTCCAGAATGCGGCATACCTCCTCTAGGGTAAACAGGCGGACCTTCCGTTCAGCCTTGTAGTAGACCTTTGCATGGTCTCTGTGGCGCACGAAAGCGTAGACATTCCCCTCTTCACTGATGTGGTCCCAGACTTCGGGCAACTGGGGTGTGAGGCCTGTTTCGGTTGCTGCGCGGTCGAGGGCGTTCCATGCATTGATCATGCGCTTGGACTGGATGCGGACATCTTCGAGCTCACCAATCGTGATGGCTTGATTGAACAGGTACCGCTGCCGGTCGAACTTGTCTCTGAGCTCGGCACCGACAATCAGGCGTAGCTGGCCTGCGCCCCATTTGCTTTCCATCTTGTCGGCCAGCAGCGTGACTTCATCGACCATGCTTTGGCCGGTGATGAACATGCCGTATGTCTTTTGCCATCTGGCGGCTGGTCTGCGGCGTTCTGGTGGGACGATGGGTTGGACCTCATAATTCACCCTGCCGCTTTTTCTTGTTGCTCTGGCCATCAGTTTTGCTCCTTCACTATGTTCCATCCTTTGCCAGCGGTGAAGACCACCTGCTTGGCCTTTTCGGCCTTCAGCCTGATCTTTCCTTCGGCCAGTAGCTTGGCCTGTTCCACCACCCAGTCGATCCTTCCGGGGTGATGTTCTTCTAGCAATTGCTTCTCCCGGCATTTGGCTGGTTGGCCATCCTTCACGCCGAGGTGCCACAGGTTCTTGCGGGCCTTCCGGTTGAGGTACAATTTAAAGTTCAGCCATCCGCCATCATTCCAAGCTGGCACGGTGACCAGATGCCATGGGCCATCACAGGCAACCAGCCTTTGCCCCGGATAGACCAGATAGTTTCTCGATCCGTACCGCACCCCGATCTCACCATCGACGGGCAACCGCCTTCCACCTTTCCGTTCCTCGCTCACAGCCCCGCTCCCATCAGCCCACCTGCCCTTCCCCGCATCGCAGCGGATGTACACCGGGGGAGCGAAGCTCCAGCGGATGGCGAAGCGAAAGCGAAGCCTTCCGCGACCGGGGGACTTCCGCGAAGAGATGCCCTTTTGCGCCCACCTTCCGCGCAGCCAAATGGCGCGGAGGTAAAATGTTTGTTTACCTTACGGTACCACAACCTACTTCCGCATACCTTAGGTAAATGGGTTTGGGTGGTTTTGGTGTAAAAGATTGGCTTCATTGGATTTCTACTTCCGCATACCTTAGGTAACTTGTGTTTTGGATAGGTCGATATCAATTGCTTTAAGCTGTTGGTTTTGTTGGGCTTGCGGAAGTAACGGAAGTGTTACCTCCGCACTTCCGCACCCTCATTTACGCAGCCTTTCAAATTCATTAAGGGCATCGTCTGCGATCTCCCTTGATACCTTGTCTGTGGTGCTCATGGCGATGGCTCTGAGGGCTGTTTCTAGCTCATCAATGATGTCTGCTGCTGCCCTGATCCGGTGAATGAACTTGCGATCTCCGTAGTGCGCTTCGAGCCCTTCGGCATTGTGCCTGAGGATCGCTGTCATGGCGAAGGCTGGGCGGTTGGGCTCCCGGATCGGGGTGGGGGCGCTGATCTTGGCTTTGATACGCTCGATGAACTTCATGGCTTGATCTCCCTGATGATGCTGGTGAGGCCCAGCCGCCTTGCTTCGCGTTGTAGGGCTTCCACGCGCCTGTAGGCCCGTTCTAGCTGCTCAGGCAGCAGACGGACCCTGTAGGCGGTGTGAGCGTCCTGTTTTTCCTTTATCCATGATGCCTGCTCCACGCTTGGCCTCTGGCTGCCCTTTTGATCTGCGAGATTGTGTTCTTGACGCATCGCATGTCCGTTGTCTGGAAGCCGCTGAGAGGCAGGATGCCGACCATCCGACCTTCCAGCTTGATCTTGAGGTGCCGTTTGCCCTGAGCGATCTCCCAAGGCTTCCCTGTGGCGTTGAGGGCCTGCTCTATGGCCGGTGGGAGCTTCACTGGAGCGCCTCCAGTTCCCTAAGGGCCCACTGGATGCCTTGGATTTCGACACCCATGTCGTGCAGCCCATGCGCGTCCTTGGCATGGAGAAACACCCCAGCCATCTCCCAGCACACCCGCTCCCGGTCCTTGAGGGTGGCGATGCGCTCTTGCATTTGGTTATTGGTCATTTGAAGTGCTCCTTGCTATTCCCAGAACCGGCGAGGGCAGCCTGTGCTGCGATGGCCCGTTGCTCATACATTGCGTATCGTTCGCGTTCCTTCAGCTTGGGCTTTGATTTGCAGTCGGCGCGCAGGCAGGCGCGCACACCTGCCGGTGCGATGTCGGCTTTGCAGTGTTCGCACCACATCGCCATTGGGTGGGGTTTTTTCTGTCGGGTCATCGCTCCGTTTCCTGCGCAGTGGGGACATACTCAGGGCCGTTGCAGTTCTTGCCGCAGCCAACCGTGGTCTGTGTCCCACTGGCCGCAAAGTACACCGTCCGTGAAAGGCCCGGTGCGTCGAAGGCCCAGAGCTTCGTCCCGTCAGGCGCAACAGCCATCAGGTAGACCTTGCCCCCGTCCGTGCGCCCACCATCGCCGGTGGCGATAGGGGCTGGGCCTTCGCACCCGGCCAGACACAGCGCCAA